TAGTTCTACCATCAGTTGAACTATAACTTTGAATACCAGCTTGCCATTGTTCCATAGCATTACGGATATTGAAAGTAGTATCGTTGTAAATTGATACAGTCCATGGAGCAAAGTTACGCTCGCCTGCGAAGTTTACTGGACGACCTTTATAAAGAACTTGAATGTTCTCGATAGTGGAAGCTGGTAACTGTGCAGACTTACACAAGAACTGAGCACGTTGACCAGCTACGACACCTAGTGGTACGTAGCTTGGGAATACTAATTCAACACGGAATTGATTTGGGCGAGCACCGCCACCAATCATTTGCGCTTTGAAGTCGCTAATATTTGCCATTTAAATCTCCTTTGTTCTTTCTTTATTTAGTCTCTTAGCCACCGATCTCGCTGAAATTAATTCCAGAACGAGCAGCAACGAAGTTAAGAGTAATAAAGTTAATTGAACGTGCTGGCTTGATAAAGATATCAGCAACGAATTCGTTACGGTCAATAACTTCGCCAGTATTGTTAGAGTCATCACACTTAACAACGAAGTCAGTAATACCACGACGACCTTGAACGTCACGTAGGAATGGTTCAACTAAGTTCTTAAACTGAGCACGAGTGAATCCATCGTTGAATTCAAACAACTGATACTTAGCAGCAGTTGCAATGGCTTTCTCAAGAACAATAAACAGACGACGCACGTTAATGCGATCGAATGCAGATGGCTTAGCCAATAATGTCTTATCGCCAAACAATACAGTACCATCTCCTGGGAAAGTAACAACTGGGTTTACGCCATTCTTGTATAGGTTGTCACGATCTGTTTTGTCTAAACTAATTGCTAGCTTAACTACGTTCTTAACTTGACCACGATTCAAACCACCTGGAGACCACCATGCATCGTTAGTGTAGTCAGTACGTGCGCACAATCCAGCGATATCGCCGTTTAGTGGAACATAACGATACTTGTCGTTGTAACGATCATATTGATACTTATAGCCAGAATCTAAAGCTGCATAAGAAGTAGTTGTCAATGCATTGCGATATGCAATGATTTTAGTTACGGCAGTTCCTTGGCTATTTGCGCTAGTGATGATAGAACCATCAGTATCTTCTGGAGAGAAGAATGCCATACAATCTCTTCTAGTTTCTACAATATCAATGATAGCATTGGCAACCGCAACAGAACATTTACCTGCTGGAATTAATGAGATGTCATAAGTTGCATCATCAGAGAAAATAGTCCATGCAGTGATACGTTGACCATCAGTTGCAGTGAAATCATCAAGACCACCTGATAGAGAACGAGTTACAGATGCAGAGTTAGCGAATGATGTTCCTGCTACATCATTACCCCAGTTAGTTCCAGTAGCTGGATGATCCATCCACCAGATATACTGTGAGCGAGAATTGATTACGTCTTTGTAGTAGTTATTAGTTCCGTCAAATTTCTTTGCGTCACCAGCTTTTGAAACATAAGAATATTTTTCTAGAATAGTTCCTGGAACACCAGTCCACAAACCATCCTCATCGATAACGATTAAATGTAGTTCATCATTTGAACCACCTACGCTTGCTGCAGCATCAGAAGTTCCTGGAGCTGTATCAAATTCATCTTTGTATGCCCATGTAGAAAAACTTGATGCGTCAGCTAAAGAAACTAATAAAGAGTTACCCAATGTTCCTGGATATTTTGCAGCGAATTCGCCAACAACACCAGCACCATTTACAAAAGATGTTAGGTAATCGTTTTCGTTATTAATTTTAACGCCACCAGTTGCAACAACTGCAGTTCCAGAAGCACCAGTACCACCGCCACCAGTTAGTGTAACTGTTGGAGCAGAAGTATATCCAGATCCGCCATTGGTAACTGTAATGCTAGCAACTGTTGTACTAGAAAGAGTGATCGCACCAGCAGTTGCGCCAGTACCAGTACCAGTAATAACTGCAGTTGGAGCAGTTGTATAACCAGATCCACCGCTAGTGATTGTGATGCCAGTAACAGCACCATCAGTAACTTGAACAGTACCAGTCGCAGCAGTACCACCAGCTGGAGCAGTGAAAGTTATAGTAGGTGTTCCAGTGTAACCAGTACCACCAGCAGAAACTGCAGCGGAAGTAATAGAACTACCAGCCATATTGGCTACTGCAGTGGCTTGCACACCACCAGCAATTTGTGGTGCGCTAAGTGTTACAACTGGAGCAGAAGTATAACCTGATCCAGCAGCACTTCTGGTAATTGCAGTTACAGTACCAGATGGACTAGAAACAGCATTACGGTGATTGATTGTATCAACACGAACGACCAATAAATTGTTTGTATATGATAAGAAGTTTGCTGCTGTGAAAAAAGATGCTGCACTATCGGCAACAGGTTTTCCGAAACGACGAACAAGTTCGGTTTCAGATGAAATGGTTACAGGTTGAAGAACTGGACCCCACTGGAACACTCCAGCAAAAGCACCAGCAGAAGTCGAAACTGCTGGTACAATAGAGGTAAAGTCTTTTTCTACAACTGCAACGCCAGGACTAAGTTGAAAAGGCATTGTAATTCTCCTTATTACATGTTATTCTGTTTTGCTTCGAGGAGCACTTGAAAGCACTAATTTATTTATTGAAACCGCAATTTCAAAAGTTCAGTAGTGGTTTCTCTCTTGTATCCCCATTGTCAAAAAAACCAAATGGGGTAAGTTCTTCTTCCATCGCTTTAATCTTTTTCTCATACATAATTTGTCTTAGGTTTACATTATTTAGGTCTTTGAAATAACTCGTAGAAGTTAGCCAAGAAAACAGAACCAAAGACATAACCATATCATCATGATATCCCTCATCTGCTTCATATGAATTGCGTTTTTCAATAAAAGTTGAAATTTCTGATATAATATCTGCGTCTTCGATAATTAACTTATTTTCCTCTAATAACGCTTTAAAATTATGACATCCAGTTCTTTTAACTTTTTTATCAGTATTTACGCCAAGTTGGGTCTGACCACCACCGAAACCACCAGTAACAGTTTGGAACCCTGTACTTCTATTCACAAAAACTAGATTTTCATATTCTAATTCATGATGCAAAATGTATGGAACTTGCTCGCTTGAATTGGTTTCCACCAAAACAAACGCTTGATTAAATTGTGTAGCCACGTGATAAATTACACTAGGATACATCAATGGACTAATATCATTTTTTCGATATTTACCGACAAGTCTGTATGGGACTTCTGTAATATCGACAATAGTGAAAGCAGAATAATCTCCACCAACACCTTTCGCTGTATCCGCCACCAACACATAAGTGTGGTTTTCTTGCGGATTTTCATATAGATCTAAACCATCTTTGCTGAATACTGGGACTGCAACTGACATCTTTGCAATAACATCAGCATTGACTAAAGTTAAACTAGAACCTAAGAACTTACATAAAACCTCTTGGTTATATTTTAACTCACCGAGCATGGCTTTCTGCTCAGCTGCCCATTTCTCATCACGTCCTGGAATTTTCCAATATGGAATGAATAATGGAACAAAACCATTTCTACCATTTTCAGCATCATTCCAGAATTTCCAGAAGTGATTATAACCGAGTGGCGTAGAACTTAAAAGAATCTTTGTTGTTTCACCAGCAGAAATAGTTGGGTAAACTGACGTAAAAAATTCTTCAGCAACTGTATTTGGGATAATCGCAGTTTCGTCAACATATAGTAAGTTAACAGATTTACCACGAATACCTGAAGCTGACGTTGCAGCAGTAAATACTTTACTACCATTCTCCAATTCAATGTCACCCTTATTCCAAGTGGTAACACCTTGTTGCAACCAAAGTGGCAATCCTTCATACATCAACTGATAGCGAGATAAAACTTCTCGAGCTGCAGTTGCTTTATTTGCAAGAATAGCAACAGTCTTATTATCTTGAAACAGAGTATACCAAAGGATATATGCAGCGGAAGTAGTAGTCTTCCCCTGCTGGCGACCCTCCATAAGAATCACTCTTCGATTCTCATGAATAACTTTAACTTTGTCTTTTTGGCAATCGTATAATTTAAAAGGAATCAACCCTTTATCAAGAGAAACAATCTGACAATATGTTTCTATAAAATAGATTGGATCATCACGACATTTTAAATACTCTTGAACATTCTCTGGTGTGAACTGAACTGTTACACCAGCAGCTTTTAAATTCGCATTAGCATTATAAATTTTAACCATATTTAAAAATTATCTTCCCAATTCTCTTGGGAAATTGTTGCAGTTGCAGGATCACCCTCAGCAACATAAACTCTATTTGGGTTACTAAAGTTTTCATTCTGACCAACATTGGCATTAACTTGAGTAATAACTCCTTGTCCAGAAACTGGTCCAAACAAGCTAGTTTTCAATGTAAAGTTTAAAGTATGTGTAACGAAGCGACGAGTCTGAAAGTCGCCATCGTAATCATCTTGAACAGAAACACTATTTAAGATAATAGGAACATCTAAAACAATATTCATATCCTGAACAGTTTTAACTGCAAGTGTATATTCAGGTGTAAATGTTGGAAGGATCTGTTCAATTATTTGCAATCCATCTTCCTGAGTTTTAGTTAATACATATAAAGATATATCGATATTATATGGCACAGGGGTATAAACATAACTCATAGAAT